GGCACTAATGGCTTTACTGTATAAATCTGAAAGAACACCCTTAAAAACGGTAAATCCATCTTTAGATGCTTTTTTAGCTTTTTCCCCTGTATCCTCTGTTTCCTCACCCAAATTTTTCATCTCTAAAGATGTTTTAGATATAGAGGCCTCTGTATTATTCATCTGAGTCCTTACACGACTCATTTCTTTTTCGTTTTGAGATTGTGTTTTATTAGCTTTATCTATTTCTTTTTCTAGATCAGCGACTACATTAACTTGGTTCTGATATTCTTTCGACGAAGTGCCAAGCTCTTTTCCAATTTTTTCTAATTTTTCAGATTCTTCGTCTTTTTTAGCGTTTAATTTTTTTATTTCATTTTCATTTTTTGCATAAACAGCGCTCATACGCTCATATTCAGATTTTAAGCTGTTATATAAACTTTTTTGTGATGAAAGCACACTAGAATAACGGTTGGTTGTATTCATAACGGCTTGTTCTGATTTATCACTAGCAGCAAAGTCCGCTGAAACTGCCCTTAGCTCACTGCCCGTTTCACGAAGCTGTTGTGTTATTGAACTTAAAGCATTTCTAAATTCTTGGCTGCCACCAAGTTTAATAACTGCCCCTAAGCCATCGTTTGCCATGTTCTCACCTCACTTAAAACCATTCTTCGCTTTTATCCATTTTTATTTTTAATTTTTCGTAAGTAGTTCTAGATTTATTAAGCATTAACTCGAGGTCAAAAACATTTTTATAATGGGTATAAAGCTTTAAAAATCTGGTTAAAGTAATTCTTCCTATTTCTTTATGAGTAAATCCCAGTTTATTAACGCCAATAAAGCAAATCCACGAAAAATCTATAACTGGGTCTTCATCTTCGTGGATTATGCGTTTTTTTCATCACTTTTTGTACTTGCTATAACTGTATCTGATAATTTTTGTGACATGTATTTCATACCAGCACCTGTAACAATTCTGCCAACTTGTTTATGCGTTAAAAATTTATTATCGGTGCCTTTTTCTTCATTTTCTATATCAATGGCCTCATTAATCATGGCTGTAAAAGCAAAAATAACGGCCTGTGCATTAGGCTCACCTTTTTTACCGTCAGTAAGCTCGCCCCACTTAGCTATAGTTTTATATTTTTCCTGGATTTCTTCCATTACATTTAAATTAAAAACAATTTTATAAGTTTTACCTTTGTATTCAAACTCACCACTAACATCTTTCAATAAAAAAGCCTCCTAAAAAAAGAGCGGGTTTATACCCGCCTTTAATTAATTATCGCCTTGAACAACAGCCGTTGGAAAAAGCGAATCTAAATATGTTTGTGCGGCAGATTTAGTCTCAAATAGTTGAGCTACAGACCATTTACCATCACTTAAAGTAGAAACAGTGCCCTCTAGCTCATAAGTACCAAATTCTGTGCTTTCACCGCGTGTTGTATTTTCAGATTTTGGTTCTGAAAATTTAACTTTATATAAAAATTCAACTTTGTATCTGTAATTGCCGTTAACCATCTTAGTAACAATTCTACCTAAGCCAACATAAGGAGCAGTGTCACTAGATTTTCTAGTAATAGTGTACGTTAAATTTGGTGACGTGCCTGATGTAGTTACTGTATGGCCTAAAAGATCGCCCATTGTTTGTACATCGTCTTCGTCTATTCCAATTGTTACTGTGCCGCTTTGAAAAGATGTATCGCTTTCAGCCAAAGCGTCGTCAGCGTAAAGTTTAGCATCATTACTAGTAATATCGACATTACAACTTATTGCCTTTCCTGGGCTTTTTCCAGCCGTTGTATATACAGGAGTACCTGCTGTATCACTACTTAAAATTGCGTATTTAAAATTACTTAAACCAATTTTTGCCATTTTTTTATTCTCCTCTCAAATATGAAAAATTTAATGTTATGTGGTAATAACCTGTGTCTGCGTCGTATAAATCTCCACTTGATCTAGTCGGTTCCCAAAAAAAATTATTTTGCGTCAGTTTGTTTTTAACACTTTCAACTATGTTTTTATAATTTCCAGTTGAATAAACGTCAAAGTCGTAATATTCGACATAATTTCTAAGTCCATCATCGGCTAATAGACCTGAAGCGAGACTTTCTTTTTGATAAATAACATAAGGTTCTCCATGTCCATAGTAGTGTAAAAACTTAACTGGTATAGAAACGCCGTCAACTTCAAAATTTGTAAAAATATTTTTAATAAGCTCGTTCATTTTAAAAGACCCCGCTTACCTTAACTTGAGCCATTTAATTTATGCTTTGATAGCACACCGTACATTGCACGAAAAATTTCTTTTTTTACAAAAGATCTTCTAAAAAAAGGCTGTTTAGGCATATATCCACCACGTGCGTCTACACTTCTACCATGTTCAAAAACATTAGCGATCATAGGAGCAGCCGTCTTTTTGCCTAAATGATTGATAAAATATCCATCTATAACCATCACTTTAGAATTTATAGCGCCGTCCGAAGGAGTCTTATAAGTTTTAGTTAAACGAATACAACGTGAAAAATTACTTTTTTTAAGGACAACGGGCATATTTTTCATGACGTTGTTATATACAACACGGCCACCGGCTTGGACCATTTCACTGCAGAGACCATCTAAGCCTTTAAATATTCCTTCTAGTTCTTTAATAAACCGCGTTGGGAATTTGACTTCAAGTTTAGCCATTAATGTGTTACCTCTTTGCCTTGAATTTCAAGTTCAACATTAGATTCATTAATGTTACTTAAATATTCAATTGTGTAGTTTTTACCATTAAATTCTATAAGCATGTCGCGTGTTATAGTGACGTTAGGATATCTAATAGTAAAATTTGTATAAGCTTTTTCAAAATCCGTACCACTAGAGATTAAAGTAAAACCTCTAGTAGTTTTAACGTTAGCATAAGGCTCTAAAATTAAAACTTTAGTTTTAGTTTGAAAACCAGCTGCATCCTCTACAATTTGGACCTGATAGATTTTAATTTTTTTATTATATTTACCCGCATTTATCATAATAAATTCACCGAATGCATGTTTAATATAGACTCGACAACTTTATTTAAATTTTGACTATCAACGTACAAAGTACGATTGTCCCACATGTCTTGGCATAAAACTAAAACCACAATTACGAAATCTTGATAATTATCTAGCTCAGTTTGAGTATGTCCTGTATATGAGCTTATGTACTTTTTAGCAACACCCAAAAGATTATTCAAAGTAACGTTGTCCGAGGCGCTAGGTGACGTTAGACGTAAAAATTCAGCTAAGTCCGACGTTGTGATATCACTCACTTTACTAATATCGTTCATTTTTAGCCTCCTACGTTAACAACCACCTGCGCATAATTTGTAACATCGTAAGTATCATTAGTTGTTATTTCTAAAGAGCCCGTAGATGGATTTGGAACAGCGACAGTCGCCGTCGCATATTGTGCGATATCAATTTCTGTGCCGTTTTCAGTTAACTCAACATTACCCGTCGGTTGAGGAACAGCTACAGTCGCCGTTGCGTATTGAGCAATATCAATATCTGTACCATTCTCGGTTAAATTAACATTACCTGTTGGTTGTGGTACTGCAACGTCAGCTTTAGCGTACTGTGCAACGTCAATATCGGTACCATTTTCAGTTATGTTTTTAGTTCCTGTTGGCGTTATTAAAGTATATTCTTCTGCAAGCCCTTCACTTATTAAGGCCGCGCCTTTTTCAGCTGTTGTTTCAAAAATAGAACCAGCAGCTGGTGAAAAGAAAGCGCCGCTTATTAAATATTCAGAAAAAGGTTTTAAAGCTCTAACATACATTATTTTTTACCTCCTTTGCTTTTTGTAGCTGGTTTACCTCTAACAACTTTTACAAAAGGCATAATATAACCAGCATTTGTTAAATCTTTAATTAGCGCGGGGTCATTTAGATCCCGCACTTCGTCTTTATACATAGAAAAAGCCCCGCTAAACGAGGTTAAAGCTTTATATTTCATAAAATGGCCTCCTTTTAAGCGCTGGCCATCACTAATTTTGCGATTTTTTGAGCGTCTTCAACTTTAGAGTCAAACTCGAACCATCCAATTACACCAACAGCATGTTCATCGGCATACTTTTCACGTAAAACTTCAATGCTTAGTTCTTCATTAAATTTAGTGGCAAGACCTCTAAAGTCGCCATAGAAAATAGCATTTTTACCGGCCGCCATGTTGGGCATATTGTCGGAAACATAAACCGGTTTACCTAAAAGCGTTGTGCCAAATGGGCTAGAAACATCATCATTTAAGAGATAATAGCCAGTTGTAGCTTTAAGGAGCCTTAACGCCGTTCTAGTTGCAGGTGACATAATCCAAATTGCATTTTCTTGGAATTCATCTTTAATCCTGTCGTGCAGCTGAACAA